AATCCAAGGAGAGCCAACGCTGCGGCAAGGCACAGGTAAAGGACTGCTGGACCCAAGCAAACACATCAGAGGGAGCCTGCTTGGCCCGAATGCCGTCAATGTTGACATACTTCTCAATGTTGTGGGAAGCATAGCTAGCCACCACAAAACACTGATCATTAGTTGCCCACAGTGCCCTGTTCTTCTCACCAGGTTCGTTTTTTGTGCTACCACGAGCCACACTCATCGGGGGTGAGGCAAGAACATCGAAAGGAGCTGAGTCTGGGAGCTCACAAAAAACCACCTTCTTGTTGGGTCGATCTTCTGAGGTCAGCTGATGGTCCTTGAACATATGGTCCACAGAGGACTTATCAGATGAACTCCCAGATGGAGCCCAAATCGCCCTTTTGCTCCACCACTCTGACAGGTCAGAAAGATCCCCATCCAGCAGGTTGTTGCCAACAACCTGCGGGAGGAGCTCCTGTAGGCACAAGACCAAAGCAGGAACATAACCGAGTTGGTTGCAACGCCAATCTGGGGTGAGAGTGTAGTGCACTTGCGGTTCCAGATTCTGAACCAAGTAATCCAGCGACCAATCAGCATCCACATCGCTCCGCGACACTATGTTCAACAATTTTCGAAGGAGCAAAACCTCCTCTGGAGGGTTGCCGCAGTCAAGCAGATAGGGACACCGCTTAATGAACACCAACCACACAGAAAAAATGGACTCCCAGTCCCTCAATGGAACGTTCACAACACCAGAATCAAGGAAAACAAAATGTCGCAGAGCACCCGGAATGGCCTCCAAGAAAACCAAAACAGCAGCAACTGCCCACTCATGGTGACCAAAATTACGCCGAACAAAGGCCAGTTCCCAGTCCAAAAGAGGACGCTGCAAAATGTCCATAAGGTGCCCAAGGGTCAGAGACTCACCAGAACCACGGACACCCACGGCTCGGGTAAAGCTCAAAGAGGTGCAAACCATATCGGAGACGTCACAAAATGGGTTTTCCCAAACCATCCCAAAAAGACCACTCAACGAAGCCAACGGGGGAAGAGCTCGCAGACCAACAAGGGAATAATCCTCAGCACCAGCCACCCCATTCAGAAACAAACACACAAAGGCTGCGGCCGTGGCGCCCCCACTCGCGGCTAACCTGTTCAACCATTTGAAGGTCGCCTGAAAGACAGAGAAGGGAGTGCGTTGCGAACGGTCGACATCACAGCTGTGCGCCCAGACGCAGCCGGTTGAGGTGGAG